TACAGTCTTTCCCAGCTCGGGGAAGACACTTTGGGTCTCTGTTTGTTCTAAATACTCACAGACAAACCTGTCGGGACCATTAACAGGTGATGATGCTCCAGGAATTGGACCAGGGAATATTTCGTACTCGATATCGAGCGCCTGGGCGCGCTCAATTCTTCGAAGTCGAGCTTCACTTCTCTGGGTTTCCTTAGCGGAGCACCGTCTGTGGTTTCTTGCTGCACTTGTACAGCCTTGGCCGCGCGTAGAACGTATCACGCGGTTGCTTAAGACTTATTTTGTTTAGGGCGTACCCACGACAACCAACTCGAGGTCTCAGGTTCTCTCTCACAGTCTTCAGCTTCTTCTTCATCTTCTTCTTCCTCATCTAACTCATCTTCATCGGCAGAAGGGGGATTTCCCTCGGGGTCCTCCTCATCCTGCTCCACGTCCGGATCGCTGTAACGCTCCTCCTCACTATCTTCGTCCTTCTCTCGGCGAAGTGCCGAGAGTTGTTCAAAGAGCTGATCGAGGGGTATAGCGTCAGCTGGATCACCGTCAGTGTAGGCTGCTATCCTCTTCCGTAGGCTTGCGTACAGCTTGGTGTTGACACAGGTCAACCCGTACACATCCCGGGGAATTAGAGTTTCTGCAACCCTACTAGAGTTCTCTGCTTTTGATTCTTTCAGTATCTCTCGTACGAGGTTGACAATTTTAAGGTGCGTTTTATAGGCGGCCTTCGTGGCTGCCTCCATGTTATCGTACTGTTCCATGACATTCGCATATCTCGTATCATCATCACCACTCGTTTGTCTACGAAAGCATGTAATCAACGCAGCCACGAGGGCTACGTCATCAACTGCATCCTTAGCAACTCCCGCTTTCCGGGACTTACTTGGGGCAGGTGGCTCAGCCGCAGACTTCTTCCTGTCTGCAGGCTTCTTGGCTTTAATGATGGGGGCCTTGGCAAAGGAGTATCCCTCAGCGCCAACACCGGCTCTGAGGTCTGCTCTACCAACGTTAAGCTCCTCCACCATGCGCCAATAGTCTTGAAGCGCGCGTCCCCACTTCTGGGACACTCGCCGTTCAGCAACTGCCTCTTTCCTCTTGTCTTGAGGAGCTAGACAGAAGCCAACCCATTCCTCGTACTTTGCCTCCGTTGCAAGTACTTCGGTTTCAAACCACCTGTGCTTTTTGATCATCTTTACATGAATCGTAGATATCTTCGAGATAAACTGATCTGAGGTCAATTTAGCATTAGATTTCTTGCTTGACTGTGAGTGAGTTTCTGATTCCTCGCGTTTAGCCGCAGTGGCCTTACCCAATTTTCCAAACATCACAACACAAATCTCCGGTTTCTCCAGTCCATAAAGTGCCGGTCACCACTAAAACATATCAAGTTGCGGGGGCCTCCGCTCCGAGTAAACCCGGAGTTAAGATGGCAACAGTCTCTGGGGCACTGCTTTCAAAGCGCAGCCAAAGACCAAACTCGCCAAATCGCGAACGGCAACATCCTCACATTGCAACCTGAATGACCAGAGGTAAGTATAGTGCACATTAGCAGGGGGTAACTTTGCGACATCCAACTCGGCCCATACGTATACTCTCTCACAGCACACTTTTGGCTTCACTTTCATCAAAATTAAAGAACTCACGCTATAGCTCTCGCCACGTAAGCCTCAGGAACCCGAAAACCCCTCTAGTAATGCACATCAACACTGACGTAGTCAGCAACAATTACAATGTCAGGTGAAGTTGCCACCGCTTCCACAGCCGTAGCTCCCCCCCCATCAGTCTGATAATCATTAGACATGGACATTACTACCGTAGCGTAACATTTTATCGTTCGGCTGGGTTGTGAACCCTTACCTACTCCCGGAGTTATGAAATCTGGGGATTGGGTGAGTGCCTACTAAACGCCATGAATACTACGCTAGCAACCGCGCTCCAAAAGGAACGCAAGCCTATTATTAAGTGACTCCGGCTAGGGAGCCCGTGCGGTTCCTAATCGCACGAATGAGTCTCTACCACTCAGTGACTTATCGTATCCAGCGTGTAAAACCCATCAGTTCCAAGTAAAGTAAACCGGTG